TACTAGTTTGAGCTGCACCAGCTTGAGGAGTAAAAGGAGCAGGAGCAGCATTAGAAGCTTCTTGACCTTCAATTTGTTGATAACCTTTCTTACTTTCCATAAAGTCTTTACTTCTATGGATAGGGTGTTCAACATTACTCTGATTTTTGTATTTCAAACTTCCATCAGTTCTGTCTTCATTCCAAACTCCAGGTTGTGCAGGAACAATAAAGTAACCACCTTTCATGTTTCCAGGTAAAGTTGGATAAGTCTTATCATTCAAACTACCATCTTCTTTCTTACCAAAATTCCATTGGTATTCTAAGAAAACATCTACAGGTTTAGTATTGAAACCTGTTGGGAATAAAGCACATACTCTAGCTGCATATTCAGCAAAAGATGCTATAGGAGAAGCACTTAAAGAAGCTCTAAGAGCATCTTCACTACCACCTACAGCTTTTAGATAGTGAGTAACTAAAGCCCCTTGTTGATTCAATTCTCCATTATACTGATTAATAGCTGCTGCATCTGTAAAAGGGGCTTCAAACTTAGTACCTTTTACATAAACTTGAGTAATTGGGGAAATCCAATCTTTGTACTCTTTGTCTCCTACTTGAACAACTATTTCAATAGCTTCTCTAACAGGTTGACCTTCTTTTGCTACATTAGGGTTGTAAGCAAATTTTGTGATAAAAGAATTACCAGAATTTAAACCAAATTTACCTCCTGTTTTAGGTTGTAATGATTCATCATTATCGCTTACAAATCCATAACCATTTAAGGTTGGTACTGCTTGTTGTGACATATAAAATGTGTATAAAAATTAATAAAAAACTATTCTTCCTCTTCTTCTTCCTCTTCTGGAGTAAAAGCATGAGACATAGCTGGAGCAGGTTGGTTTACTTCTTCTACAACAGTTTCTGTTGCAGCACTTTCAGTAATACCCTCTTCTTCAACTAATTCTACATTATAGCTCTTAGCAGTTTTCAAACCTTTCAAATCTTCATGGTTGAAAATGTTTGCTTGCATGTAGCTTAAAGGCAAATTATAATGAGCAGCAATTTCTTTTCTGGTCATTCCTTGTTTTAACATAGCTTGGATATTCTTAATACCCACTTGCTTTTTTGTTGTCTCTGACATAAATAAAATAATAAAAATTAATCTTTAAAACCTCTCATAATCTTGTTAGCTTCTAACTGAAGCTCAATATCCTCAGCTTTTTCTCTTTCAAGAATAGCTCTAGCCTGTTCTAACTCTTCTGGAGTAATATCCATTTTCTCAGGACATTCTTTACAACTTTTAAGCATTGCACCTACAATACCTCCAATAATTGCACCAACTATTAATCCTATACTAAATTCCATAGTACTCATTTATTGTTTTAACAACTAAGCCTAAGTCATTAGGTATAGTTAGAGATTCAAACATGCCTACAGGAGATTTTGCTGAAGAATATTGTTCATTCTCATTAGTAATAAATTCTTTTACTACTTTTTTTGCAACAGTATCATATCTACTAACACCTAACAAAGTAATATCAAATTTACCTTCTGGAGTAACATACTCATCTACCATTTTACCTGTAGTTTTCATTTTATAGTATATTCTACCATCTAAATTAGTCACAGCTTCTCCATGAGCCATAACAAAAAGATGCTTACCATTACTCTCAAATTTCTCCATAGCTTTAAACACTTTGTTTATGTCAAAACCTATCTTTTTAGGAGTGTCCCAACCTGTTTTTAAAGCATTATCCATGTAGTAATCTTGCATTAGATAATTAGTATCATCTAAAACTACATTTTTTATAGGACTAAGAGCTAAATCTTCCAGAGCCTTTGCAATCATTTCTGGGTCATTAGTTATTAATCTTTTATGTAAAGCTAAATTAGGCAGCACTTTAACTCCAGGAGGAATTGTCTGAGCAGGGTAAATAGTAGCACTATTTCTAAAAGGTAGAGGTTTAGAAGTTACAGACAGTACATAGCTATCTGCTGGGTCTAAACCTATAATCCCTAATTCAGGGATTTGCCCTAAGCTAGTGGTCTTACCAAAACCACTTGGGGCTAAAATTAATACTCTTGACATTTAAATAGTTTTTTAAGATTTAGGTGTAAAAGGAATAAAAGTTTTAACTGCACCTTTCATTAAAACTCTAAAATGCTGAGGATAAACACAATGTCTACTTTCTACAATATGAAGAGTTCTAAGTTCTGGGTATAAAGTATCATTTTGAGTGTTTTTGATAATCAATCCAAAATGTTTCTTTAAACCATACTTATCATCATTAGGATTAAAAGCAGTCAAAATGTAATTACATTCTTCACTTAAATTACCAGTATCTTTGAAATCTTCTGATGTAGGATAGATTTTGTCTTCCAGGTACTTCAATCTATTTATATCAGCCATACTTCTATTCAAGTGAATAATGTGTACAAAAGAAAAATTACACAAATTTCTTAATTCAGTACTGTATTCCAAGTACTTATCAATAGTTTGCTTTAATAGAAAACCTCTTTCTAAAGGAAGTTTTCTTAAATGGTCCATTATAACTAAGACTACTTTTTTAGGGTCTTTAGGTTTATAACCTACAATTTTAGTGTAAGTTTTACCCCCAGAACCTACTTCATCCTCATGTATAAAAGTTCCATTTTCCTTAGCATAAGCTAAAAGTTTGTTTCTAATACCTGTAGGGTTCTCTTTATGTTCAATAAAGAGAATAACTCCTCTTTTAATTTGAGTGCCATTAGGAAGAAATTCTCCAAATAGAGGTATAATTCTAGTTTCATAAACTATAATTATTTTTTCTTTCAAATCTTGAGGTACAGTAACTATCTTTTTATCTGTAGAATCATCTTGAATTTGTCCCATTAGAAAGTCAGAGTTTAAAGGGATAACTGACTTACCTCCTACTGTTTGCCCTTCAGGAAGTTCTACATACTCAATGCCAAAATCTGTGTAAAGAAAATAACAAGTGTAGTCAAATTCTTTACTAACCCTATCTATTTCATAAGAGTGGTAAATAAACTCAACAGGAACATTATTTTTAATAGCATCTAGCCAAGGATTAATAACAAAACCATAATCTACTAAAGTAGTTTTACCTACTTTAGGTCCTGCTCCAACACCATAACTTTTGCCTTTCTGAACACCATTTATAGCTAAACTTAGAGCATGTAAACCTGGTCCCATGTAAAGACCTTTGTTTACACCAGCTTGTCCTTGATGAAATTTTTCAATAAGATTCATCTATTGCATTTTATTTACTTCATAGTTACTAGCTTCTGAAACAACAGGAGTAGTACTTATGAAAAGATTGTATTTATCTAACCATTCCTCTAAATGAGATACTTTATCAGCTCCTTTATCTTTAAAAATAAAATAGTGAGAACTTATCAAATATTCAGGATTGTTAACATTTTGAATGTACATTTTAGTAGCCCCTAAAACATCCTCTTTTCTTACTTCAGGGTTCTGAGCAAAGAAAGATTTCATTCTAGCAATTGTAGCAGATTTTGGACCTTTTCTTTTAGGATTAATTGCACCAAATAAGGAAATGTAATCTTGTACAACCCATTCCCATTTTTCATTAATGCCTTCTTCCTTTATGAATAGAGGTTCTTTCCAGACTATCTGATTATTAGATAATTGAATAATTTGACTAACATTAATTTTCTGAACAATTGTAGTAGGAACATAACTAGGGATACAGTCATAATGTATTGAAAGTAAGTAAGATACACCATCTTTTTCAGGTATATTAAAAGCACTTAAAATTTCTAGTATTCTAGGATTTATCATAAATTATTTTTAAGATTAATAAATCTAACATACTCTACTTTAGTTTTGTCAAAATTTTCTAAAGTAGATTCAATCCATTTTTCATCTTGAGTACCTATAAGACTTAAAAGCCAAATATTTGCTTTGTAATCTTTCTGGTCTAACAAGGTTCTGCAAAGTTTTTGAGAAGTGAGTCCATTCTTATCTGAGTCAGCTTGCACCATAATTAAATGGTCTATAGCTTTATAGGTTTGTCCTACTCCACCAGAATTTACCATAGCTATTTCATCAATCTCCCCAGATTTAAATTTATCTAGAGCTATTGCATCAGTCTTACTATGGTAAGTATTAGGACAAAGAGCTTCAGCTTGAGAAATACTAGAACAAAACAGTAATTTTCTACCTTGTAACTTTTCCATAAGAAATTTGGCAGCTTCTGTTTTTGAAGGGCTATCATAAATAGCTCTCATTCTTGCCATAATTCTAAAAGGAGCATCTTTTCTTTTCTGAAACATAGCTTGTTGAGCTATTTTATGAAGATAATCATATTGACCTATTTCTGTAGTTAAGAAAGGATTTGCTTTATTTCCAGCAGGAATGTTTTTAACAGTACCTAAAGAAACTTCTACAACTTTTATACTGTAATTAGCCAATAACCCTATATCAACTGCCTCATTAATAGACATTTGATATAAAACAGGTAATTTCAAAGCTTTATATAAATCAAGTTTAACCTCATGTTTAGTTTTAGTTTCTGTCATAGACAGTATGCAATTAGCAGTAAGGTCTTTAGAAAGTAAATTTTGTAAATTATTTTCTGTAGCAAATTGCTCTTCATCAAGGATAATTAAGCTTTTATGCCCAACTATTTTATCTAAAGATGCCCAAGTTGAAGTGGTAAGTTTAGGTAAATACTTTTTAGCTTTCCAAGTTTCAAATTCTAAAGGAAGAGTTTTCTCAGCAAGGTCTGCTGAAGGAGTAACCCACAAAATACTTGCAGGATTTACTTTTTTAATAATATCAATACCAATTTTAGTTTTACCTACTCTGGGAGCTAGTAATAGTCTACCATGTGGTACTTCAGGTAAAACACTTATTACCTCTTTTTGAAGTAAAGTTTTTTCTTTATTTGTCATGCTAAAAATGTTTTAGTGTACTCTACACACAGTATAAAATACTTTACTTTAGGTCTAAATTGTTCAGGAATACTTAATAATAAAAACTCATAAAAATCAGGGTCTTGATGTTTTTTAAGTCTAGATATTGGAAAAAATCCTGCTGCATAAAGACCAAAATTATCTTGAGCTACAGTTGTATGATTTAGTTTAGCTACAGGGACAATAAGTTCAATATTGAAATATTCTCTATAATTAATGACATTCTGCATAATTGATACCAAAATCTATGGATATACCTAAAGGAACATTCAATTTTAATTGCTTATTCACTTGGTCTATTGCCCAGGTTAATTTACTTCTTACTTCATCAGTCTGTTCAGCTATAAGGGGAAAACCTATTTCATCATGGTATTGAAGACCTATCTTAATTCCTGATAATCTTACATATCTTATCCAAGTATCAAAACAGTATACTCCTGTACCTTGATTTAAAGTACTAAAAATATCTTTAAAATACCTTAAAGAATACCACATTTGACTAACAGGATTAAATAGCCACATTTCTTTAACAGTTGACATATATATTTCACTACCTTCTCTACCTAAACTTAAAAGTTGTTTACCTGTACAAGTAGTAACTTCTCCTGATTTAAAAATTACTCTGATAGTAATATCTTTAGCTATTAATTTAACAGCTTTATTTCTTTCCCAGTAAATTTTATGTAGAAGAGTAGCTTCTTCAATAGTCATACCTGTAGTTAAAGCAATTTTAGCTGGTCCAGCACCATAAATACCTGAAAAATTGACAATTTTAGCTTTACCTCTAATTTTCTTTAGACCACTAAACTCTATCTTTTCTTCAGGACTTAATTCTTTCTGAGCATCTAAATACCTAAATCTTTCAGCTTGAATCTCAGTAAGCATTTTAGCTAATAGACCTATATCAATATGTGGGTCAAATCCTGGAACTCTCATCTGCATAACATACTCAGGGTCATAGTAATACATATAATGTTGTTTAGTGGTATCTTCTAATGAAGACATATCTGAACCACAAAATTTATATTCTGAAAAAGGTATAATAATAGCTCCTCTGATTTGTTTACCATAAGGTTTATTTACTCCAGGAAGATTAGCTATAGGTTTTTTATGCTTAAATCTTAAAGTATTAGTTAGACCATCTATCTCAGCTTTCATAAAACCTTCTGAATCAGCAGCTTCTACAAAACTATTAAAGACTGTTAACCTGTGCTTTAACATAGAGAAACTTTCAAGTTCTTCTAAAAAAGGATAGGCATCAAACATAGATTGAATATTCAAACAAATATTACCATCCTTATCAGTAATTTTAGGAATAGCTCTAATTTTACCTGTTTTTTCATCTTTCTTATAGTCATATAAAGTAGGCTGCCAACCTAATGAGGATAACCAAGATTTAAGTTGAGGTACAGAATTAGGGTTAGCAGGCTCTTCTTTATCAAAAATTGTTAAAGGACCTTCAAAAGAAGCATCTTTACCTGCATCAAATAAATCACTCATCCATTTAATACCATGGGAACTTAAGCTACCATCTTTTTTATAAAGAACTTTAGGTTTATTCTTTTTCTTGTATTTAACTACAACAGGCATAGAAGATTGTAATATCTGATATTTTTCATCAATCTTAAGAGTAAGCTCTTGCTGCATACTGTAACAATGGGGCAAATCAACCTTAAGTCTAACTTCTTCTTGCTCTTTAGCACAATCTAACTTATAAGTCAGGTAATCTAAAATAGCATCTATAGACATGTTTTGATAAATCTTGAGCAAATGTTTTATGAAACGTTGAAATAATAAAGTATTTATAA